CTCAATGATTTCCCAAGTGTCACTTGACCTATCCATGTAATCACTCATTGTTTCAATATCTGTTTCTGTATACGGATCGTAGATAGGAAGTAGTGGCTCAATTTCATTCTCATCAAGTGAATCAAACATCATGCCTAAATTTAGTTTATATTGATACACTGTTCCGTAATCTTGAGAGAAATTAACATTAGAAGAAAAGTACATGCCATCATGTGGTTCAGGATTGTCGCCGCCGTGATAGGCAGTAACCATTGACGCAGTTTCAATTAGAGTGCGAAAGTCCATATTGTATTTAGACAAAAAGGAAGGGCTCGAAAGCCCTTCCCCGTATATCGTTCTGTGAACGTAACTTTCTTATTGGAAAGTCAAGTTCTGAACAGCAATCTCACCAACGTAGTCAGCAGCGTTACCGAATGATGACGCAGTGTTAGTTAGTTCGATGTAACCATAACGTGTCATGAATGATACGACTGGTTCGAATGTTGATGGATCAAGAACAACGCCTGAAGACATCAACGGAATGTATGGGCAGTAGAATGCTGCTGCATCAGTTTCCGATGAACCCTTGTATCCAACAAGTACTGGCTGAGTGTCTGGTGCATATGAGTTAACAAATACACGCATTGCACCGTTAAGAGTACCAACGAACTTAGTGTTAGTTGGAGCTTCGAAAGTGCCTTCAGTTGTACGAGCGAATGCTGAAGTTGTAGCTGACTGTAGAACAGTAAGTGAAGCTGGTGAAACAACAGCCCAGTTACCTGCACCACGACGAGTACGCTGTGCAATCAAGTTTGCAACGCGGTTGATAAGAACAGCTAGAGCAGCGTGTTCGTCACCAACGTAAGTAGCAGTACCTGAAACAGTTGCTTGGTTGAATGTGTATTCAGTTGAAGCAAGAGTTGCAAGTGAAAGCAAGATTTCCTGATCGATTTCAGCAGTAATTTCTTGTGCAAGAGCAGCCATAATTTCTGCTTCTACGTCGATACCATGCTGTGACTGAGCGTCCTGAGCAGCTTCGAAAGTCCAGCGAGCTTGTAGCTTACGTGACTTGGCTTCAACAGCCTGACGAAGAATCTGAACAGAAATCTGCTTACCACCGTTACCTTCAAGTGATGCAGTGTCAGCACCGGTGTATGCGTCGGTAGTATCAGTTCCCAACGGTACACGAGAATATGCTTGTGCAATCTTGAATGGTGAAAGTGCTTCTTCACCAGCAGTTACAGATGTCTGTGCTGCTGAGTTGTCGGTTAAGCTGTTTGCGTAGCGAACACGTAGAGTGTGAATCTGACCAACTGGGCCGGTCATTGGCTGCACACCAACTAGTTCGTTTGCAATAACAGTAGGCATAACACGACGAATTACTGGAAGAATAACGCGGTTAAGTGTTGCGATATTACCAGCTGTTGTGGTACCGGCTGTAGATTCAGCAAGTAGTTGCTTCTTGGTATTTTCTAGCAATACGCCCATTGTTGAGCGACGATTGCCTTTTAAGCCTTCAAGCAGGGCGTCCTTGGTGTCTCCCCAACGGCTTTCTAAAAGTACATTTGACATTTGAATTTTCTCCTAATTATGTCGTTTTTAATTAAAGCCCGGCCAAACGCTTAATGTCAATTACATTGTCAGTTTCGGCAAATTCATCAACTTCAATTGTTTTCTTGGCAGTTTTATTACCAGTTGCTTCTACAATAACAGCTTTAGTATTAGTCTTCTTTTCAGTAATTGCTTCTACTGAACCTGTATTGAGAACGGCTGGTAAATACTTATCGAAAGCGTTTTGTAGACGCGGTGTCTGTACGCTTTCTAGTAAAGTCTTCATTACTTGTTTCTTCTCCTCATTAAGCGGGGATAGAAGTTCATTCATAACCTTTGCTCTTTGAGTTGATTCTTTAATAATTCTAACTTCACGATCCTTTGATTCTACAAGCTTTGCTGCATTTTGTAGCTGGGCTGTAGTTTCTGCTAGCTGTCGGTCTTTTGATTCTAGCATTTGCATAACCTTGCGAGTTTCAGCCTTATCGTTTAGATAAGTTACTGAGAATTCGCTAGCAAAAGCTTCGAACAACTTACGTCCAAATGTATTTTCTCTAGCAGACTGGATATCTTCTTTTAGCTGTGATAGTTCACTCTTAAGGTGAGTTCCAACTAGACCGCTAACCTTCTTGGCGCTTTCAGCAATAAATCTTGCCTTAAGTGCTTCCAATTGCTTGCGACCTTCAGCAACGAGTTTAACTTTCGCTTCAACAACAGCTTGTCTATCTTGTGAGAATTCTTTAATTTCTCTAGATAGAGCGTGGATGATGAACTTTTCAAGTTTTGCTTGACCTTCCATCTGAACTTTGCGATCAGCACGTAGTTCGCGGATTTCTTCGGCTAGTTTAGTAACCATGAAGTCGTTGAATTTAGTTGCATTTTCACGAAGCTTTAGCTGTGATTTTACTCTGTCTTCATTCATTGCTTTTCTTTCAGATTGAAATTCTGCAATTTCACCTGAAAGATTGTCGGTAACCATCTTGTCAAGAGCTTCAACCATAACAGTACGATCATGTTCGTAACGTTGTGCAAATTCCTCACGGAGTTCTACACGAACTTGTTCACGAGCTTCATTCAATTTAAGTTCCCAGGCTTCATTTAACTGCTGCCCGATATCTTCGTTGATGAGTCCGCTTTCAAGTAATGGCTTAATAGCATCTAACATTTATTTGATTCCTTTTATATTTTAAGTTCATTGATGAGACGCTTTACTTCCTCACCAAGGAATCGTTGTATTTTTTTGTCACCCTGAGCTTCCTTAGCAATCTCTAACATTTTATGTCCGTGTTTCATGTTCATGAGACTTTCATAAATTGCTTTGGGATATGCGTTTGGTGCGCTAGGTTGGGCAACGATATCAACAGTGATGATTTCAAAATCACTGACTTTACCATCCATGTCGTTTACATTACCTGATCCACGACTAGATACACCTAGCTTTACTCCTGACTCCAACATTGTTCTTACGAGTTGACCCATTGGAGTAGGAAGAATTTTTAGCTTGCCAAAACCATTGGCACCGTCCATCCACATGCTTGTAATCATGTGAGATACACGGTCTAAATTGATTTTAAGATCATCTGGATGGTCAACTTCACCCAATACTGAATAACCTTCTGAGATTTGTCTGTTTAGAGTATCCACGGCAGTTTCAATTTCATTGACGGGGTAAACACGCTCGTTTGCGTTCTTTACCCCGCCCTGAATGAAAATCCCCTTCATGTAGAGGGTCTTAAAATCAGCGCCCTCTTCATGAATTGACTCGACCACCATTCCTGCGCGGTCGAACGTTAGATTTTCTCTGAGATAAGCCATTCTCTCAGTTTTCCTTAGCGAGCTGGTCTACGAGCAGGTCTACGTGATTCTGCTACTGGGCTTCTAGTGTGTGCGCCGTCATCACCGTGCTTTGGCTTAGGAGCTGCTTCACCCTTGTCCTTGAAGTTATCCTTACCTGGACTATTCTTGAAGTTACCTGCGCCCTTTACTGAGGTTTCACCCTTTGAGTAAAAGTTGCTTGGTGCTTTAGGAGCTGTAGGAACTGCTTCACTGGCGCCGCTGAACTTTACTGGATGACTGTCCATACCAGCTTGTCCTGATCCTTGAAGACCTGGGCTCTTAGTTTGAACGCCGTTGTCGCCGTGAGTTACAGAAATCTTCTTAAGTTGAACTGCTTCCATCATTGCTTCTTCGTCTTCTTCAGCTCCGAATTCCATTTCTTCTTCGCCGTCATCAGCTCCGAATTCCATTTCTTCTTCGCCGCCGAAGTCTGCATCAGCGCCGCCGCCCATGATGTCTTCGAATTCAGCCATCAATTGGTCAAGCTTGTCTTCGATACGGATTACAGCGTCTTCAACTTCTTCGCCTTCTTCGTCGCCGAAGTCTTCGGTGCCGTCAAGTTCAACATCTTCTTCACTATCAGTGAAGTCAAAATCGTCTTCTTCTTCTTCAGTGACACCGGCTTCTTCAGCATTGATTTCGTCAAGTAGATCGCCTACTTGGCCGCCCATGCCGCC